CAGTAAAGTTACCAGAACTATTTTTAGTATCTTCGACTACATCAATAACTGTAAACGGTAGTGCACTTGTTACGTTATTGATAAATACGCCCATACGACTATTACCTGTAGTGGTCAAACCTGTGTTTAACACAAGCTCTGCATTACAAGAAATTGTAGTAGCACGCGTTTTAGCCAACGGCAGTAGCCCAGTTGTTGCGCCATCAGCCGTAGAACCAGTACAGTTCACAACTTTAAAGATAGCGTCAGGGTCGTCTACAACAATCGCTTCAATATCATCTGCTACAGTATTTGCAGGATAGTTTTGGCTAAATAACTTATAGCCCAAAGTAGGGTCAGTATAACTGCAACCTACAAAAACACCAACAACGCCAGCAACCGCTGAAGTATCGTTCTGCAATGTAGAGATAATAAGCGTACCATCACTTGTATATTGTACAACATCGCCATTAAAGATGCCTGTACCATAGTTTGAAGCTATGGGTATTTTACGAGTAGAACCCGCATAACTACGCCCGCCAACTAGGTTGACTGGCTTTAGCCCGTAGGGGACTGATATAGTAGGATAAGCCATATTTAGGACTCCATTAAAAGATTAAAATTAATTCCCTTTTCCAAAGGTAACCTTCGATTTCCTATCGTTAAAAATAGGCATTCTAGGGTCGCTTTCTCGCATGAGGTTGTTGTCCACTGATTTTATTTGGTTGTCCGTCTGCTGCTGATAATAACCGCTGCGTTCATCTACCATCTCAATCGGAGCTTTACATAACATCAAACCACCAATAACAACGTTATCTGCAAATCTTTCATTCTCTACAGTTACCATTGTAATTTCAGGATGATCTGAAGCTTTTGCTGGCTCCCAACCTTCACGTAATTTTGAGGAAACGTTTGTGGCATCGACTTGCCCTTGATTACTTGTTCGAATCCAACGAAATGCGTATCCAGGCTGTGGGGTCGGTGAAGGTAGTACTTCGGGACGTGTCCAAGCTCGTTTACGTGTTGTTGTTTCACGATTAGTTAATTCACGGTCTATGCGATTTTCAGCCATTATCTTTCCTCATTTCTATTGCAACCTGTTTGGCGTATTGTTCTGGAGTTAGTCCAAGTCTTTTTGCTACAGACACTTGTGTTTGCGTTAATGTCACTTTTCGAGGTGACGTGCTCCGCGTAGCGGGTGCAACCACGTTTGCCCTGCGTTTAGGCTTCTCTACTTCCAGTTGTGCAACATCCTCAAATTCTTCTGGGAATAGTTGCTGCATACGAGTATTTATTGCCTCGTAGTATTCGTCGCTTTGCAGGTTTACACCTTGCTTAGCGAGTTTATTATGTAACCCTAGCGCGAGACTTGTCATCTCATCATCAGTACCGAACCACGGATTGGCTTTCGCCCATGTTGTCGCTCGCTCGTCAGCAACTGGTCGTGCTGGGGTAGATTGAGTATCTGCTACGTTACTTACAGGAGTTTCTACTTCCTGTAAAGTCGGTAACTTAAAATTGTTTAACTTATCAGTTTTAATCTTAGCAGATGTTAAGTTTTCTTGTGCAGCGAGTACAGCATCTGCGTCACCAGACTCATACGCGCTTTTGTATGCGGTTTTAGCTGTTGCAAGCTCAGACTTTGCTCCCCTCTTAGCTTGCTCTAGCAGAGCTGTTTGATTCTTGTTAACGCTGCCTTTTAGTTTTTTATTTTCATCCACAAGTGATTGAGCCAAAGTTTCAAGCTCTTGCTTTTCTCTGAAAGCTGCTTCTTTAGCGCGTCTCTCGTCGTGGTAACCTTTACTGAAATGTTGCATGCGTTTACGAACTTTTTCAGAATAGTTTTCAAGTTCTTCATCAGTTACATCCTCTGGGGGTTCAGATACCTTACGGTTTCTATCCGCTTTAGGTGTATCATTTACAACTTCAATTTCTATTTCTTTATCAACGGGTTCAGGTTTTACCTTTTCCTTTTTACCGCTGTCTAAATCAATCTCAATTGCAGATGATCCTTCAATCTCAATTTCTGGTTTACTAACATCTTCCTGTTCATCAGGAAAACTATACTCAACTTTTTCAAATGCCATTTTCTGTTCCTTATGCTCGTGATACACCACGGGGATCGTTAACTACGGCTTCTATCGAGTCATCGTTCATTAAACGGTACTCAATACCACCAACTTTAAATCTCGTACCTGTATTTGCACGAAACATTACATAGTCGCCTACTTTACACCAAGGGGTGTCACCAAAACGTTCTACATCAGAATAAGCCTGACTTCCCATATCTAAAACAAGTCCAATAATAGACATAATATGTTCTTGATGTATTATAGTGGTGGTTTTTAATACCTTGGTATCTGTAAAGGTCTCTTCTATTTCAGGCATTGCTATAAGTACGCGATACCCTACAGGACGTGGTAATTGAGCTTCAAGCTCTAACTCTTCTGCTCCATTTACGTCAAGTTCTGCTGCTTCATTCATCGTTATCATCTTCCATATAATTGCGCGAGAGGTCTTCTATATGTGATAGGCTGGACTCAAGACCCCGTATAAGTCCAGTTACTTCCTTGTATTGGGCAAAGTCTTTTGCTCCACCACTTCCAAGAAATTCTAGTGCAGAGGCTTTTTCAACCCCGATGTTATCTCTAAGCACGTCAAAGACGGTTTTTGCCATTATTTACTCCCAACTTTGTTAGGTTGCATGGCTTTTATTTCTTCAAGATCTAACTTTGCGTTGTTGTTGCGTCGATCTGAAGCCATCTTAATGCCATCTTTTTCGGCATCCATCATAAGTTCCTGCTCGTCTAACTCTAATTTCTTAGCGTCTCGCATTGCATCTGCTTGATCTTTCTTAGTTTTGCGATCTACTTCAGACTGTTTGATTTGTACCTCTGCTTGTTTAAGCTGGAACAATGGATCTTGTTGTTGTTTCTGCGCTTTTTCTTGTGCCGCTTGTTGTTGATGCGCTTGTGTTAGATCTTTAGCGGCAGTAGCGACAAGTCTTGCAAGGTTAACCTCAATCTCTTCAGGTAACTGCGCGTTCGGTGCAGGTAGTTCAACACCAAGACGTTCTTCAATGTCTTTACGGTATTTAAACCCAAGGTGTTCTGCAATATGCGCTTGAAGAGAAGACATTATCTGTTTAGCCTGTGGGTTCTGCCCAATCATCTGTGCGATCATCGGATCTTGCATAAACGCCATATGAGTCTCAATGTGAGCATCTTGGTCTTGGTAGATAAACGCTTTCATCGGTTTACCCATCAACGCTGCCATGTTCTCACTAATAGGATCTACGGGTTTCATGTCGTCTTTTGTTGGAACAAGTTTATCTGCATTCTTGACTCCTAACACGTCTATCATCTGCCTGTGTAACTGCGGTAGGTCATATATCTGTGGAGCTTGTTGCGACATCTGTAGTACCGCTTGGTACTGTACCACCCTTTGAGCCATAGTAGAGCTGTTAGGATCACTGACAGGAATAACATCTATTAACATGTAGTCAGATTGCCGTGCGCTTACTTCTCCTCTAGCGGGCTGGTACGCATACTCAGTTGGTGCATACTCTGCCATTAACATCTTTAAGAGTTTAAACTCTTGTTTCATAGCGTAGTGGACACGCGCCTGTACTGCAGCCATCGGTTTAAGTGTACGCTCTAGAAGTGCGAGGGTGGTTCCAACAGGAGCATTAGCGGACATATCTGAGATGTTCATGTCACTAATTGCGCCGAGTCTACGGCCTTCTTGTGTTATCTTGTCTAGGAGTGCGAGTAGTGTCTGGCTAGGCTCCTTGTAAGGTAGAGGCATAATGTTATCGCGGATGCTGCCCGATGGTACATCTACATCTTTAAACTCACCTGGGGTGATAGGGGCATCGTCACCCTTGATACGTAATCCGCGCGATTTCAACCCGCCAGGGAGGTTAGCGAGTGTACCAGCGTCTACTAATTGACGTATCAAGGATGTTCCCGCCTTGGCATAACCACCTATAATGTGGATTAGTCCAAGCCCGTAAAACCCGAATCCAGGAACATATACATAGTGCACAAAATGTTGACGCTTTAACATCAGCGCGTCATCTTGGCTCCAATTTCTGCGTATTGCTAGTATCTCGTTAGAACCTCGCTCCAACGTTACAACGTATGGTTTAGCTATATCGTCCTCATCAGAGTCGCCAACACCTTCAATTACAAGGTCAGCGTGTATCTCATAAACAGTAAAACGGTCATCATCAGTGAGTGAATACCCACCTTCTTCTGCTTTACGTTCTTCTATATCAGAGTGATACGGCTGTGGATCTCCAAGGTCTACTTCTCTGTAGAACCCGTTAGCCTGTAGTTTCTTTAAGTCGTTCTTTGTCTTACGCATGACGTGAGTAACACGCTCTGCGGTCTCTATATGTGATGCTCCGTAAGGCACGATGACATCTTCTGCTGGGATATACACTGCCATCTGGCGTCCCATATTAGGATCGTAATATACTTTCTTAAACGCTGAACCCGCTAACCCAAGACTGTAGAGCATTCTCTCATGTTCTGGGCGATACTCAACCATATTCTCGGTAAGCTCGTAGTTCATGTCCGCCTTAACACGTTCAGCGGCTTCTTCTTTTTCTTTAGTTTCTTCGCCTAAAATCTTTGTTTTTACTGGCCCTGCTGAAGGAAACGTCTCACTCATTGTTTCCGCTTGGAACCGTATAGCAGCTTCTGCTAATACTGTAGAATACACCCCACAAGCACCCTCCCAAGGCTCTGTACGTTCTTCATACTTAAAGCCAAGTACGTCTAAACCTTTAACAAAGGTATCTGCCCACTCTTTGCGGCTATCAATGTCAGACTCAACCATGTCACATATATCATTGGCAAGGGAGTTAAGGTCACTATCTTCTAATACTTCTGCTAAATTCTCGTCAAACTCACCGCCCATAGCGCCTTCTGCGTCAGGCATTAGCGTTATTTCCATACTTCCATCGTCTAGTGTAACACTCTCAGGGTTTACAATCTCAATCTCTAGTTCCCCTTCACCAACTTCCTCGTCTACCCCCTTTGGGGCGGAGTATAGTCCTTTTTCAATAGCCATCAGTAAAATCCACTTCCTTTGCGTTTAAAGTACCGAACCTCGTCAGGCTCGTCATTTGGTAGTCTTATAAATCCACCCTGCCTGAACCGCATCAATGCCATCACGGTAGAGTCAACAAGGTCATCATGGCTCATAAATGGAAATCCTGCAATCTCTTCTATTACTTCTTCTGCCCAACGTGTCTCTGGAACCCAGCATAACCCCGACGCTACAATATCAGTTACGGAGTTTAAACGTGCCAACTTGTCACCTGAGCCTCTGTGTGGTGTGTACTCTTGTACAGGTAGTCCCATACGTCTCATCTCTTGGTAGAGCGCAGTACCTGCACTCTTTTTCTCCACAATGAACGCATCTGGTTCCCATTCAGAGTACTCCTGCATAGCCATATCTTTTAACTCTGGGAACTCCATACGCTTTTTTATACTGTTTAGCAAAATAATATTGTAATTATCTACTTCTTCGTTTAAAAACACGCCCCACGTCGTCAATGCGGTGAAGTCTGCACGGTTGTGTGTTTCTGCTGCAGCGTCGAGAGACATAATAACATACTCACATGACGGCGGCTCTTCTTTCTCCCATCGTTTCCACCACTCTCGCTTAACCAGAGCAGCTTCTTCAGCGGTAGGTTCTTGTTGATACTGTGCGTTCCACTGGAATACAGGCATAGACGCTTTTGTTCTAAGCAGTGCTTCCAAGTCAAAAAACTCAGGCCAAAGCGGTTTTTGAACTGATTTCTTAGTTTTCTCGTCCACTACATCTAGTATTGCGGGGAACTCTACTACTTCATATTGATCTGAACGTTCGTTTAATCCCATATCTCTTACAACACGTCCTGTCAGGTCATCCATATGCCAACGTGTTTGTATTATGGCAACGCTACCTCTAGGCATAAGCCGAGTACGCGCTCCAAACGTGAACCACTCGTAGGCTTTTTCGAACACTTCAAAATTTCCGTTAATGACATCTTGTTCAGAATGGGGGTCATC